AGGGTGTGGGATGCCGAGGTTGCTCGCCGCACATTAGTGGCGGCGCAAGCGATAGCCGCCGGAGATTATGACGCGATCCGGCATTCGCTCTTCGGCAACTTCGAGGAGGCGCTGAAGCCGTACATATTGTCACTGGGCTTCGGCGATGAGTACAGCGAGACATTCAAGAACATCGCGCGCCTCACGCACGAACGCGCCTTCGCGCGCGCAAACGTGCAAACAGAAATACAGGTGGTACGTTATGGGAACATGGAGCGGCACATCCTCGATGTCATCGAACGGAACCACAGTCACGAGGGGTCAGTTGCCGTAAACACGCTGA